AAAGTGAAGAGAGAAACTGTCGCAATCAAAATGTACCAATCAGCTTCTGAGTGTGCGTATAATCCACCTCAAACGCAGCATGAGGCCCCGGGCGTGACCGCTACTGGGTGGAACACCTGGCTCGGCGCGCCTAACCTAAACCAGACATCTACAAGTTCTGTGAAGATCTACACAGATTTTGGTGCATCTCAAAACCGTAGAAGAACGTTCGGGGGTGAGGTGGGGGATCTTGTTGATTCTGCAGATACGACGAGTAGAGTTGGTCTAGTGTTCTATGATTCAGGAACAGTCATCTTAAACGTTGCTAAGGTGATCAACGCAGATCAAGTTGTTAGCGGAGTTATTGATGGTATGACATCTGTAGTTAGACCAACCGCCGCAAACGTTGCTCGTGGTAAAATGATTATCGGATTCGGTAATGGAGTTAACACAACATCAAATTCGGAAGACGAAAACGTTGGAAGTAGAGCAAAGTTTGTTCCTGACTTCTTTACGTCTGGTAGCATCGATGACATTGTAAACCACTTTGCAACAGCACGATTCAGTTCGGGTTCTCTAACTGCAGCAACCTTCCAGAACAACACGAATATTAACTCGACGTTAATCTTCTGTCGTGCAACAGCTGATGAGTTCAATTATTCTTCTAATCCGACGTACACTAGTTCAGATAACAGAATAAGGGTTATTGACCAGGGTCAAGAAGACGTCCAGCGATCATTTAGCTTTATTACGACCATTGGATTGTATGATGTAAATGATAACCTATTAGCAGTTGCAAAGCTTTCTCGACCGATTGAAAAGAATGACGAAAAGGATTTGACTGTTAGGGTACGGCTGGACTTCTAGTGGGGGTGTAAATGTCCCTGTTTAGGCTGGATAAAAATTACTTTGATAGCTTTAAGATCCTGACAAAACCCCGAAGAACTTTCTTTTCGGGGTCTAATAGAGGGATAACGGGATCTATCAAAGTTTTTCCAATGACCTCTTTGGGCGTTAAAGAAGTCCCAAGAGAGTCTGCTGATGATTCTGTGTCTGATGAAACAATGGAATCGACGCGTCTTTCCGTCGTTCAGGCATTCTTAAATTCATCTGGTGGTTTTGAAGATGTTGACCTCTATATGGAGAAGGTTAACTCTGCGTCTGTCTCAGCAAAGAGACAGAAGGCAGTTGAGGTATTAAGATTTGAGCCATCTTTTAAGTTCACTAGTGATACGTTACGAAAAAGAGTAATTCAAAGTGTGTTGTTTCCATTCTACAGACCGCAATACGGGTCAACCTGTAATTGGGCATTTACAAATTATCATACCTTAAATTTCTTTGCTACCAATGAGCTTGTAGATCTTCCCAACAATCCAGAGATAACGAGGATTCCATCTAGCTCAGTGTTGATATATCCAGCGATGTCATCTTCAACACAGCAGACACCCTACCGTCCCACCGGATCATTCTCTTTTGAGTTCTATATCAATCCGCGCTATTCAAACTTTACACGCTCCGGCGCATTTCATGCTGGAACCTTGTTTCACATGTCAAGCTCTTTTGCTTTGTCTCTTGTGTCGGGTAGCTCAAAAGACCCAAATGGATATACTGACGGATTTCGGTTGCTGCTTCAGCTATCTCACAGCGCTGATATACCCCCTTCGCAAATTACGATGGACAGTACGCAGTATTCGCCCAACGCTAATCATCTAATTTTCTCTAGCTCCAATAATTCTTTAAAGAAAAACCACTGGCATTATTGCTGCGTACGGTGGGCTCATGATGAGCAGAATTCAACGGGTTCATTCTTTATTGACGGTGAAAATCAGGGTGAATTTGTAATTCGTGATATGTACCTTACTGCTAGCGGTTTAACTCAATCTGGAAGCTGGCTGCAGCAAGTCAATTTCTATGATCCGCACGGCCAGCCAGATGCGCTATTTGTTGGGAATTATTACGCAGGCCCAAATAACGACGCCGGCGTAGATGAATCGTATATCGCTCAATTTTTTAATCCTGACGCTGCATATGATGATGGTATTGAGAATTTCTATCCCACCGTGAGTGCTGACTCTGATGACGTCTTGGAACCAAGTTTAAGCACAAGCTGTTTCAGTCATCCACTACAGGCCGAGGTACACGAGTTAAAAATTTATGGTAGATATCGTGATGATGGAGAAATTTTATCTTCATCAGTGGACGGAATAGAGAATTTAGCATCAGCTTCTTTAGACGGCTTAATGTTCTATCTACCCCCGTTCTTTATGAAAGACACCGCTACACGGAATATATTTCAGACACCGTTTCAAACAGTCCGCGGATCTACCGATGATCCCTTCAACGTACCTCTTTCATTCGGCGTTGGTGGTCATTATTTGAACTTGGAGAATTTTACGAAGGAATTGGTAGAAGGAAAATTCCCGAGACTATTCCACCTCACAGCAAGTACGATAGATACAGACACAGGATGGCAGTCTTGCAATTACTTCTTGTTCACAACAGGGAGCACAAGAAAGCGGAATCTTACGATCCTTCCTAATGATAACGGTCGATTTAGCCAAAATTATGGATTACTCAAGCAGGCAGTTACACAGTCTTCTTCGCTGAGCTTGTTCGTTAATGATAGAGGCACACAAATGTTAAGTCTTATTAGCTTGAATAATCTTCTCCCAACAGGAAGTATCGGAGAAGGTTTGCTCGGTGCAGAAACAGCGGGCTCTATATCAGAGGCATTAGCTGGTGCGACACCTGATGATCCCTCTATACCTGCTGGAGCCATTCTCACTATCTATAATAGAACAAGAGACGCATCTTCGAATGAAGTATCGTTCTTTGACGCCAGTAATTTGTTTTATGGAAATAGGATAGCTCCCGGATCTTATGTATTACAAGACAGTGCGGTCACAGGTTCCGCAGGTCGTGTTAAGATTACATTCAGAGATAACGGTACAGGTAATCTATATCGTGCAGATGCAACAGGTAGTCATGCGACATGGGCATCTGCCGGTACATTACTATATGATGAGGGTCTTGCTATTGTTAAGACACCTACGATCCCGATGTTTGGAAAAGACCAATTTCAGGTAGACATGGTTGGAAATCAAAATATCCATACGCTGAGGATGAGCGTTCCAGCAGGTGAAGGTGATTTAGACCTCTCAGTTAATCCCACGTTCGAATCCCTCGCGCCCTCTGGCTTAACAGCTGATGCTCAATCTGAATTTTGTTACATTACTAACGTGAACTTTCTAGATGAAAACCTTAATGTAATATGTAAATCGAATTTCTCTCAAGCCATTGTCAAAAGGGTGGATGATAGATTTGTTGTAAGGGTTAAGCTGGATTTTTAGTGTCGCTTGTATTAGGGTTAGATATTTCCACGTCTGTAGTGGGGTGGTGCATTTTAGATAAGGATACTAACGAGTTTGTATCTGCTGGTGCTATTGATCTTAAAAAGATAAAGTGCGTATTTCATAAAGCAACGAACGTCTTTAATGAGCTTAAGTCGCTTGAGCGTACGCACCGGGTTGACTATGTTGCGATTGAAGAGAATCTTCAAGCATTCCGCCCTGGATTCTCAAGTGCAAAAACCCTGGTATCACTAGCACGGTTTAACGGGATGGTCAGCTTATATTCTCACGATATATTCGGTATTGTTCCAGACTTCATTAACGTAAATCACGCACGAAAGCTTGTTGGACTTAAAATAGACAGAAAATCTTCCCTTTCGACAAAAGAACAGGTATTTGATTTTGTTAAAGCGAGATTGCCTGGTTACGACTGGCCTATGAAGACTATGAAATCAGGCCCTAGAAAAGGTCTTGTACTCTTCGCAGATGGTTGTTATGATATATCAGATGCTTATGTTATAGCTGCTTCTTGTGTGAAAAATGAGTGATGACCACCTAATAAGAAAAAGAGTAAATTTAATCCAGCGTGCTTTCGGAACTTCCATCATGGATAGAGATGGGGTGAATGTTGCTGTAGGCTGTGTTAACAAAAACTGCTCTTCATTTGGGAAACCAGCAAAAAAGAAGCTCACGCTTAGGGTGGATAATGAGTTTTATCATTGCTGGGTCTGCGGTTTGCGTGGCCGAGGTTTAGTTCGATTTTTTAAGATTTATAAGCCTCGATATCTAGAGGCTGCTAGTTCGATTTTCGAGAAGAGAGTAGCAGAGAAAGAAGAAGAGCAATTACCAGCGATAGCGCTTCCAGATAATTTTAGACTATTGGCAACACTGAATGGAAGCGCAGACCCTGATTTAAGAGCATGCAAAAACTATTTGTTGACTAGAGGGTTTGCTCAAAAAGATTTGTGGTATTTTCGGTTGGGCGCAGTTTCTTCGGGAAGATATCGTCGAAGGATCATCATTCCTTCCTTTGACTCAGAGGGTGTATTGAACTATTTTACGGCGAGATCTATTGACACTGATGCTGGTCGGAAATATATCAACCCTCGTGTAAAGAGAAGTGAGATCATTTTTAATGAAATGAACATAGATTGGACAAAAGAATTGACGATTGTAGAGGGTCCCTTTGACCTTATGAAAGCAAATCAAAATTGCACATGCCTTTTAGGAAGCTCGTTAAACGAAAAGCACTCGCTATTTCAACGTATTGTTCAAAATAAGACGCCTACTATTCTTGCGCTAGATCCTGATGCCAGCAAAAAGACGCAAGACATCGCGAGACTCTTGAGCTCGTTTGATGTATCGGTTAAAATTCTAGATGTTACTCCCTACGAAGATGTGGGTGAAATGCCCTTGGGTGAATTCAATAAAATGTTGCCAAATGCAAAGCAATGGACAGAGATGGACAGGTTGATGAGTATGATTAGTAAGATAAAGTCTGGATCATTGATATGAAGGGAGTGAATTTTGTCTTTTAAGTGTGCGCATTTTGCAGATATACATTTCAGAGGGTTGACACGTCATGATGAATATCGAAAAGTATTTCAGCAGTCCTTTGAAAAGCTTCAAGATCTTCAGCCAGATGTTATTTTTCTGGGTGGAGATATCGTCCACTCAAAGACACAGGGTATAAGCCCGGAGCTAATTGAGATTTTGCGCTGGTGGTTTACTTCATTAGCTGAAATAGCTCCTGTGCATGTTATCTTAGGTAATCATGACGGGCTTATGTTGAATGAAGACCGCCTCGACGCGATCACTCCGATTATCAACACTATGAATAACGATCGTATTCAGTTAATGAAGGGTACCGGCGTTTATCCTACAGGGGTCGACGGATACAACTGGTGTACCTTCTGTTGCTTTGACGAGAAGTCTTGGGGTGAACTAACACCCCCACCAGAAGGGGTCAATCTGGCGCTCTATCATGGGCCTGTGAATGGCTCACTTACAGATCAAGATTGGGAAATTAATGGCGACACTATTAAGGTCGATTTCTTTAAAGATTATGATTATGCGCTGCTGGGAGATATTCATAAGAGACAATTTCTGACTGAGAAGGTCGCGTATCCTGGCTCTACCATTCAGCAAAATTACGGGGAAGATGTCGAGAAAGGATTTTTATTTTGGCATATCAAGAGCAAAGATGATTTTGATGTGCAGTTTATCCCTCTACACAATCCACACTCATTTCGAACCATAGCCTGGCAAGGCGATGTCGTAGAGACGTTAGATCAGATACCTGATGAATGGTCTGGTTCTAGATTCAGGATCGCGCACAGCGGAATAAATCAGTTAGATTTTAGGCAACTTCAGGCCGCGCTTAAGGAGAGGTTTGCCGCGTATGAAGTTGTTTCAAAAAATGAAGCTTCATCATTCACTGGTTCCGAAGTAGAGATTAGTACAAGTATTGGAAAGATTAGTCGCAATGATCTAAGGAACTTCACGCAGCAAGATAAGCTTATGAGCGATTTTGTTTCTAAGCTTGAAATGCCTGAAGAAGATAGAGACCTCTTAAGACAATTACACAAAGATATTTTTAAGCGATGTGTGCAGCAGGTAATTCACAAGTCTCACCAGTGGAGATTGAGAAAGCTGGCTTTTGATAACACTTTCGGATATGGTGAGGGAAACATAATAGACTTTGACGTCTTGAATGGGATCACTGGTATTTTTGGAAAGAACAGGTGCGGCAAGTCCTCGATACCCGGTACATTAGTTTATTCACTATTTAATTCTACTGACAGAGGGGTCTTAAAAAATCTCCATGTTGTAAATAATCGAAAGACATTTTGTCGCGCTACTGTGGATTTCTCTGTAGGGGGAGAGCTATATCGAGCAGACCGCCAGACAATTAAGCGCACTAACAGAAAAGGAGCTGTCTCTGCCCCGACTAATCTCAACCTGCTTAAGTTAGACGCAAGCGGTGAGCAGATAGAAGACAACACTGGTGAGCAAAGGAGGGAAACAGAGAAAGTCTTAAAAACGCTCGTTGGCAGTGTTGATGATTTTCTTATGACATCCTTTGCGTCACAGGGAGAAATGAACGCGTTTATACGCGAGGGCTCAACTCGTAGAAAAGCTATTCTTACTCGTTTTCTAGATCTTCAGATTTTTGATGAAATGTTAAAGATCGCAAAAAATGAAATGTCAGAATTGCGAGGAGAAATGAAGTCTGCTCCAGATAAAAATTGGAAGATCCTGATATGCGAACAGGACGAATCTTTGGAGAGCTTTGCTGATGAGAAAAAAGAGGTAGAAGATGAGCTGGAAGAGTTGAAGGAAAAGAGGGATGATCTTAAGATTAGATTGGCTGCTTTACCCACATCAGGAAAATATACAAAGGTGCAACTAGAAGAGCAAGTTGAGAAGCTTAACGTGCTTGAAACAAAGAAGCATACAGCACGCAACAAGATAATAGAGCTATCGACTGAAAGAGATGCGATATCGAAGAGGCTGGAGAAAATTGCGATTATCAAAGACCAGTTTCCGATTGATGAGTTAAGAGCACAAGCAGTGCTTAAGAATGAATTAAGAAGTCAATGTGAACTTATCGAAGCAGGCTTGAATTTGGAGATTCAGAAATTAAATTCAAAGAAAAAGCTGGCAAAAAAGCTTGAGAGCGTTCCATGTGGGGATGAGTTCCCAAAATGTCCGTACATCAAAGATGCGCACAAAAGCTCTAGGGAGTTAGACGGTCAGAAAGAGATCGTAACGAATGTGCGCAAAGAGTTGAGGGCAGTCAAGTCGAATCTAGATTCTCTACTTTCCGCAGGTGTCGATCAGAAGCTTAAGAAATATGAGGGTCTGTTGCAGCAAGAGCAGACGTTAAAGTTAGAGAATTCAGAGATGAAACTCTCCATGAAAGAATCTGAGTCGGACCATCAAGAGCTTGTTACTTCTTTGCTCGCTGGAAAAGAAGCACTGCGTGAAATGCGATTGCGATCTATAGATGAAGAGAAAGATGGTGAAGTTATAGAGATGCGAAAGGATCTTACATCGATTGAGCATCGGATATCTGAGCTTGATGGATCAAGGCTTTATTTGACTGAGCAGATTAGCGTGACGAAACAGGTCAGAGAAAATCTTAATGAAGAACGAGAGCGCTATAGCACGATTAAGACAAGATGGGAAACGTATAGCACATTCATGCAGGCAGTTGATAAGAAGGGGATCCCCCTAACGATTCTTTCATTACAGCTTCCGCAGATCAATGCTGAGCTTACCAAGATACTACAGGGCGTCGTTAATTTTGAATTAACGCTTGAGGCAGACCCTGACTCCAACAACATGGATATTTTTATAGATTATGGTGATTCCAAGCGCATTATCGAATGCGGCTCCGGTATGGAAAAGATGATTGCATCTCTTGCGCTAAGAGTTGGGCTTATCAATATCTGCAATGCACCGCGAAGCGATGTGTTAATAATTGACGAGGGATTTGGCGCTCTTGATGATAAGAATATTGAAGCCTGCTCAAGGCTGTTGACTTCATTGAAGAAGTATTTCACTAATATTCTGATTATCTCGCATGTTGATGCTGTGAAAGATATCGTCGACAACGTCATTGATATTCAAAAATCGGGGAAGGACGCAAGGGTTAGATATGCAGAGTGATAGCTTCTTTGTTCCTCTCGATTGTCCTATCTGTGAATTAATGATGCGGGATATGAAAGATTCCGTGCAATATTTAGAGACTAACTGCTGCGTGGAGTGTTGGATTTCGTTAGTAGAACCGTTGAGAAAATTAAAAGAAGATAAAGATTTCTCCCCCTCTGAAGAACATATTTCAAGGTATAGAGAAAAGTTAGTGGAAGACAGGATAATTAAGCAAGAGGAGCTTTAGACATGTTAACAGTAGAAGAAGTCAGGGCGTTAGGCGAATGCCTAAACACAACTTGGGGTAAGTCGAGCACGAACCCATCATCGATTAAAGTTACACACCATCTGGCTGGAGATATGTTAGATCTACAGACTCAGTCTATCGTCTATTTTGATGGTGAAAGATCTCTGAATCCTCAGGTGATTCGTGAACGTGAGATTTCAAATGACATATTCAAAGATGTCTTAAAGAAAGTGAAGGCTGATTTCAAGGACTCTATGGGGAAGACTTTAACGTTAAAAGAAGTATCCAGAGACGATGACGTCCAGTTGATTCAAGCTACTTCAAATTCCCCAAGAAAAATTGCTTATTATCGGTGCTTGTTGAGACTCCAAGTCAGTTGAGGTCGTATGCCACCTCTGAACAAACAGAAACAAGTCGCAGAGATTGTAAAGTGCGGGAAAGATCCGTCTTATTTCATCAATCGCTATGTCCAAATTCAGCATCCTATTCGTGGTCGAATCCCTTTTCATACATTCCCATTTCAGGATGATTGTCTAGGGTACTTTAACGATCATCGTTATAGTGTTGTTGTAAAGTCTAGACAGCTTGGACTATCAACATTAACTGCTGCGTACGCAGTGTGGATGACTTTATTTCGTAAAGATAAGACAGTGCTTGTTATCGCAACAAAGCTGGCAGTGGCTCAAAACTTTATTAAGAAAGTAAAGATTGCTCTCTCTGGTATTCCTAAGTGGATGTGGATAACTGAAATCACTGCCAAGAATACTCAGGCTATTGAATTTTCAAATGGTTCCGCAATAAAGGCTGTTCCAACCTCTGATGACGCCGGCCGTTCCGAGGCGTTAAGTTTATTGATCGTTGACGAGGCAGCATTCATTCGTAACTTTGATGAGCTGTGGAAGGGGCTATACCCAACCCTATCGACGGGTGGTAGGGCGATTGTTGTTAGCACCCCCAACGGTACGGGTGGTCAATATTACGACATATACCACGATGCTGTGAATGGTGATAATGAATTCAAGGCCATAAAGCTTCCTTGGGATGTACACCCCGAGAGAGACGACACATGGTTTCAAAATGAGAGTAAGAACTTAAATCGTCAACAAATAGCACAAGAGCTGCTGTGCGATTTCCAGGCATCTGGAGAAACGTTTTTATCTTCCGAAGATATAGAAAAATTAAGAATGCAGATTCGCCATCCGCTTGAAAAATGGGGTCCAGATAATGGAGTCTGGGTCTGGAAGTACGCGCTTGAGGGTCATTCCTATATAATTTCTGCAGATGTTGCTAGGGGAGATGGGGGAGATTATTCTGCATTTCATGTAATAGACACAACGATTTCTGAAGTGGTGGTAGAGTTTAAGGGGCGTGTACCTCCAGACCAATTAGCTTTTTTATTGATGGAAGCCTCTAAGAGATATGACGATGCTATGATATGTCCTGAAAGTAATACGTACGGCTACGCGGTACTTATGAAGCTACAAGAGCTAGGGTGCCGGCAGATATATTTCAAGAAAGAGAAAGACAAATTTAACGTCTTATACGGAAATGGGTCTATCGGGAAAGCCGGCTTCTCCACACAAGGAACAAGCAGAGCTCAGATTCTTACAAAGTTAGAAGAAGTGCTTCGTAATAATAAGGTATCGATTTATTCTTCTCGATTTGCAGATGAAATGAAGACGTTTATCTGGACCAACAATAAGGCTCAAGCTCAACGTGGAAAAAATGACGACTTAGTAATGTCTTTAGCTATTGGGCTCTGGCTATATGATGCGAAATCAAGTGGTAAGGTAAAGAAGGTAGATATGAACGCAGCAATGTTGGCTGGCTTCGCTATGAATAAAAAAAATGAGGCCCCGCAAAGGGACATGTCTCCCTTTAATCAACAGGTGGGTATATTTACTGCAAGAGGAATGCCAATCTCTATGGACGATACCCATCCCTTGATATCAGGCAGCGCAGATTTTAAGTGGTTGCTTTAATTTTTATAATGATCGGTGAGGAATTAAATGGCAGATAAGGGAAATATATTTCAAAGACTTACGAAGCTGTTCCGTTCAGGACCGGTCGTAAAAAGAAGGGTACGTCAAAATGTACCAGGTCTTTCGTCTTCGGCTGCAGAGGTTTTTAAGCGCGCCCATAATGATGTGTACAATAATACGCTCAGCGCGTATGGTTCATTTGACAGGATGTCAAGATATTCTGACTTTGCTGAGATGGAGGCCACGCCAGAAATCGCTTCTGCTTTAGACATATACGCTGAAGAAACTGTCAGTCCCGATGAACATGGGAAAGTACTACATATTTTTTGCGAAGATGAACTAAAGAAAGAGTTGCTAGAAACGCTTTTTTATGATACCCTGAACCTTGAGTTTAACTTGGTCATGTGGGTTCGTAATTTGTGCAAGTACGGTGATTTCTTTTTGTTCAATGATGTCGATCCGAAGTTTGGGATTGTGAATGCTTATCCCATCCCAATCGCTGAAATGGAAAGAGAAGAGGGTTTCGATCCAGAGAATCCTGGTGCTGTACGCTTTCGGTGGCTAACACAGGGAAATACGGTGCTAGAGAATTGGCAGGTATCTCACTTTCGTCTTCTGGGTAATGATGCATTTCTTCCATACGGATCATCTGTCCTCGAGTCAGCAAGACGCATTTGGCGTCAGTTGATTCTTATTGAAGATGCAATGCTGGTTTACCGAGTCATCAGAGCTCCAGAGCGTAGAGTGTTCTATATTGACGTAGGAAATGTGGCTCCTGAAGATGTCACAGATTATCTTGAGCAAGCAACAAGCACGTTAAAGAGATCCCAGGTGGTTGATAAGACATCAGGGAAGGTCGATCTACGTTACAACCCATTATCAGTTGACGAAGATTATTTTATCCCAGTCCGTGGTGGAGATTCAGGCACCAAGATTGATACCCTCGCAGGAGGTCAGAACACGGCGGCGATTGAAGACGTCGAATATATTCAAAAGAA